CTCCGGCAATGCGCAAGAGGATTCACTATGATGCCGAAAAGGACCATCGTGACTGGAAGGAATGCGAGAAGTGGCTGAGTTCAATGGAAGGGAGTTCGGAATAATGGAGAGAGGAAAGCATGATCTTGGATCGGATCATCCGGACAGAGGTCTGTCAGCGGAACTTGGATATGATCCGGCGGTTGCAGAACTGCACAAGGGACAGCGGTTAAATGCAGTTAGGGTGGAAAGCACTGATGAGTATCTGCTGGACATGAGGAGAAGGATATGCAACGGAGACGCAACCGGTCATTTGAAGAGAAACTGAGGAATCTCCGGGAAGACGCGGGGATGACTCAGGAAGAATTAGCCGATGAGATCGGAGTAGTTGAGCAGACGATCAGTGCCTATGAGAGCGGACAGAGGCTCCCAAGAAAATCGACGATGCGCAAGATTACAGATCTGTTCGGGATATCAGAGGATTATCTGATGCATTAGGTATATACGCGGCAGGGCAGTTTCTCCTATATAATACGTAAGCTGCGAGTGAACGATAGCGTCCTGGCAAACGATGTGTCATTGCTGTAGCCATTCTTTTATGCTCTGCCGCGCATATATATATCAAGAAATAGCTACCGGGCGCAGGCCCGGTTTCACAGTTCATTAGCGCATTATCTTTAGAACCATCGAAGCACAGAGGCAGTCATGAAGCACGCAGTGAGGGAGACAATAATAGCCGGGCCAACCATGATCCGACGGATCATGATGATGCAGAAGCCGCAGCGAGGGAAGCGCGGACCGAAGCAGAATCCGACAAGGGAATCCGTTCAGAAGAACAACGATCGGATTGCTGAGCGGAAGGCGGTTGCTCTCCTCAATGCGAACTTTGTACCGGGAGATCTGCACGTGACCTGCACCTATCGCGGAGATGCGCCGGACCGAGAGAAAGCGAAGAAGGACATGGACCGATTCATCAGGAGGATGTCCAGAGAGTACGAGAAGGCAGGAAGAACCTTCCGGTACTTTCAGGTAACGGAGTATGAGAACCGAAGGATCCACCATCATATCGTGATGTCATATATCGACATCAGTACCATCCGGAAGCAATGGCGGGAAGGATACGTTCGGTTCTCGGTGTTGGATGAGACAGGAAACTATGCGAAGCTGGCATCCTACCTGATCAAGGAGACTTCCAGGACATTTCGGGATCCGGAGAATGCTACAAAGCGCCGGTGGCGTGCATCGAAGAATCTGATCCGGCCGGTGATCAAGAGAGAGATCGTCAGCATCCGGCAGCTCTTCGCGGATCCGAAGCCGGTCAGAGGATACTATATCGACAAGGACTCCATCCGGAGATACGAGCATCCATTCACAGAAATGGAGCACCTGGAATACATCATGGTTTCGGAGGAGCCTATGCCGCGGTATCGAACTTGGCGAGGGAAGAAGGTCCGCAGGGATGAGACCTACAGGAGAATCCGTGATCTCGATGCGGAGACGGACGGGACATTAGAATCATGGGGCACTCTGTGAGTGCCTGATTTTGGAATGAGGAGGAAGTATAGCATGACGGCTAAGGAGTATCTGTGCCAGTACAGGAGACTGACCGAGCGGATCCGGCAGATCAATTTGGACATAGAGAAGCTGTCTGCAGAGATCGATAGCGTCAGCATCAGCTATGATGGAATGCCGAAGGGATCTGCCATATCAAACCGGACGGAGCGGATGGCTGTTAAGCTGACAAGCAGAAGGGAGGATCTGCTCCGCTGCAAAGAAGAGGCATGGGAGAAGCGTGAAGAGATTCAGCGTGTAATCGATTCTGTCAGCAAGGCAGCCTACAGCCGGGTTCTGTATGACAGATACATCCTGTGCTGGACCTGGCCGCAGATTGCAGCGGACATGGGCAAAGATATCAAGCACGTGTCGGGGTACATCCATGGCCGGGCGCTTCAGGATGTCTGCAGAATAATTTCTGCGGGTTAAGGTTGTTTAAGGGTATTACCCGGTGATATAGTGTAGGCGTAGAGATCAGGACAGGATCTTCAAGCAGTAACTTCTTCTGTGATGCAAACCAGCAGTCGTCCGGGCTGCTGTTTTGTTTTGTGACAAACAGCATGGGATCACGAACAAACCCGAGGCATGCTAACGGCAACCTCCGAAGAAAACACCGGTCCCGCCTTAAGGCGATGGGAGGTCCTTGCGGAATATGCAGGGGAAAACTTGGACCGATCCACTATGACGAACCATCGGACGCGGCACATCCGCTTTCGTTCGTCGTCGATGAGATCAGACCTGTGAGCAGGTGGAAAGAGTTCGGATACGGATCTCCGGCAGAGGCAGCACAGGATTGGAACAACCTCCAGCCCGCTCACTACTGCTGTAATCAGGCGAAAAGTAATAAGGTGGCAGGGGAGACAGGGCTGGACAGGATCGTCAGAAAAATCATTATCAGCGATGGCGATTGGTAGGAGGGGGAGGACCCCGGGAGGGGCGGCTGGCCCTACAGCGCCGTCCAGCGCCGATTTACCCCTCACGCACGCGCGCGTGCGAGGGGGTGGTCAGGAGAGGAGAGAAAACCATGAGCGAGGAAGAGATCAACCAGCTGATCCAGAAGGAGCGGAACAAGCTTCGGAGGCAGCTCCGGAACGCGAAAGTTTCGGCGCATAAGATGAAGGCTTTGGAATCGGTCATCGACAATGTTGCCTTCCTGAAGGTCAAACTCGACGAGCTCCGGGACCAGATTCTGACCGAGGATGTGCTGATCGAATATGACAACGGAGGCGGCCAGAAGGGCATCCGGGAGAACCCGATATACAAACAATATTCGTCTCTTTTCAGCAACTTCATGAAAGGCATGGACAAGATCCTCGCTCCGATACCGGATCAGGATCCGGCAACCAGCCAGATCGTTGCTGAGGTAAAACCTGAAACGATGCTCGACAGGATCCGGAAGAAACACGAAGATGCGTCATGAGAGGATCACAGGAGCCGCACATCAGAATAGAGCCCGAAAGAGCCTGCACAGATGGAGCAGACGCTGCCATGCTCATGTCCGAGTATGGTAACAGCCTCGATCCGTGGCAGGCTCTTGTTATGGACTGCTGGCTCGGCATGAACGAAGCCGGCGAGTACAATGTCACTTCGGCAGGACTCTCTGTCCCGAGGCAGAACGGTAAGAATGTGATCCTTGAGGCTAGAGAGTTCTATGGCATGGTGATTAACGGAGAGCGGATCCTTCACACGGCGCACCAGGTCAAGACCTCGAAGAAGCACTTTCGGAGACTTGAGTCGCTCTTTACGGACAAGAGACATCCGGAGATTAAGGACCTCGTGAAGCAGATCCGATATACGAACGGCGAGGAATGCATCGTGCTGGAGAACGGAGGATCCATCGAGTTCTCGGCAAGATCGAGACAGGCAGCGCGGGGATTCGACGGTATCTCGCTTCTCGTCTATGACGAAGCGCAGGAGCTGACGGATGATCAGGTTGAAGCGTTGATGCCGACGCTGTCAGCTTCCGCAACCGGCACACGGCAGATCATCTACACAGGGACTCCTCCGTATCCGGGATGCCCGGGAGAAGTCTTCCGGCGCCGGAGAGTGGTTTCCTGCGCTGATCCGGGCAAGGGAGACTCTTGGCATGAGTGGGGAGTTCAGGCAAAGGGAATTGACGAGATTGCTGTCGAGGACTCCAGCCTGTGGTATATGACCAATCCGGCGCTCGGGATCCGGCTGACGGAGGAGTTCGTCTCGACGGAACTGAGGTCGATGTCGAAGGATGGTTTTGCAAGAGAGAGGCTCGGCTGGTGGTCTCCGGTTCTGGAGAGAAAAGTTGAGCCGGCTATCTCCGCAGAGGTATGGAACGCGTGCCGTTCGATCGAGAAGAAGCCGGAAGGCAAAACGGCTTACGGTATCAAATTCTCGGCAAATGGAGCGGAGACCTGCCTGTGCGGTGCGGTAATCCCTGCAGACGGACCGGCGAGAATCTCAATCATCCGGAGAGAATCAACCGGACGAGGAACACAGTGGCTTGCGGACTGGCTGAATGCCAGATATGCCGAAGCAGCCTGCGTGGTGATCGACGGGAGAAACGGTGTCGATGTCCTGATCGACAAGATTTCCGGGACATGGAAGGCGAAGGGCTCCGTGATCCGTCCGACAGCGAGGGATGTCGTGGCATCTGTCAGCACATTGACTGACGCGCTGACGGAGCAATCAGTCACATGGTACTACCAGCACGAAATGCTGGCGGAAAGCGCGTTGTCCTCGGTGAAGCGTCCGATCGGAGGCGGCTGGGGATTCGGCGGAGAAGACTCCTGCCCGATTGAAGCGGCGGCACTCGCCCTCTGGGGAGCAAAGGTATCGAAGCGTGATCCAAGAAGAAAGATGAGGATCGGATAAATGAATCTGACATTGAATCCAGAACGTGTTACGGGTCTCGGGGCTGTGGAAGCGGAGAAGCTCAGGGAGCTGATCGACGTGTACAACTACCATGAGGCGAAGAATTACGAGAAGAATCGATATTACGAAGGGCACATCTCTGTCGGAGAGGTAAATCTCGGGATCGCACTTCCGAAGGCGCTTGCCGGTCTCGAGATCGGATGTGCATGGGGCGCGAAGACGGTGGATGTCCTAGCGTCTCGATCGATGTTCGACGGCTTCGTCGGCATGGACGGAAACGAGCTTCCGGAGCTGACGCAGATCGTTTCCGGGAACCGGTTTATCGCGGAGTACATGAAGGCGTGCCGGGATGAGCTGAAGTTCGGATGTACGTTCGCGACACTGTCCGCGGATCGAGGCTTCGGAGCTAAGATCCGATTCCATTCTCCGCAGCAGGCAGCGGCCCTGTGGAATGGCGAGAAAGGACGGATCGACTGCGGCATGGCGATTATCGACACTGTCGAGGATGAGTCAAAGAAGTCCACGTGGATTCCTTCACACATCAACCTGTACATGGAGGACGCGACGTGGGAGATCCGGAAAGATGGATCCTACTGGTCGGCCGAGAAGCATCCGCACCGGATGGGTCGTCCGCTCATGGAGCCGATGATCTGGAATCCGACCAGCGCGAAGCCATTCGGCCGATCCCGGATCAAGGAGCCGATCCGCAGGCTGATTCAGGGCTATGTGCGGACGATCGCGAACGCGACGATCGGACTCGAGTTCTCGACTGCTCCGCAGAAGTACCTCCTCGGCATCACGGAAGACCAGTACGACGTCGTGGTCAA